TACTTATTTTTTATATGTAGTAAATAATTATTACTCACTTGAAGGTAATTATGTATTTGCTCAAGGACATCCTTTTGACCATACTCCAGATTTTTTAAATGATATGAAGTGTGAGAAAGATATTAGTGGAACATCATATATATTTGGTTGGCACGAAACTGATTTAGAAGGTAATTTATTAAAAACCCAAGAATATATTGATTTATTAGGACTAGAAGTACCTAAAGAATGGACTTTTTTAGCTGGTGGTCAATTTAAAACTACTTCTAAAAAAATAAAAGAAAGACCTATTGAATTTTATGAAAAATGTCTAAAATTATGTAATGAAGACCCCCAAGCTGGTTATATATTTGAAAGACTATGGAAGTTTATATTTACTCTTAATTTATAAATAGTATTATTAAAGTACAAGGCGGTTTCATAACCTTACCGATTACTAATTAATCAAAAATTGTAGAGGTGCAATTTTAAAAGTAAGGTTATGACAATCGCAGATATTTTACGAAAAATAACAGATATTACAAACGTAGATAACACAGTTTACACTGATGCTTCTCGTTTGATAGATATAAATATTTGGTTACATAGAGTTCAATCAATGATTTACACTTCAATGGATGAAGTGGATTTTGACGATAAGAACTATACAGATTATCCTAGAATGACAACTTCATTAGTAGATAGCCAAAGAGATTATACTATTCCAGATAGTGAAAAAGTAGTAGCATTTAAACGTGTAGATATTTCTTATGATGGAGTAAACTACTATAGAGCATTACCTATTGATAGTGGAGAAATAATGTCAGGAATTGGACCAACTTCTGCAACAGTACAACAAGCAAAAGTAGACCAATTATTCCCTAAAACAGCACCAAGATATGATTGTGCTTATAATTCTGTATTTATATACCCACAACCAAATGCACAAGATGTTGCAAATGGTGGAAAGATATTTATGGAATGGACTCGTGAACTTAAAGAATTTACCGCAAGCGATTTAGCAACAGGATTAGCAGTTCCAGGATTTGATACAGAATTTCACGCTATATTAGCTTATGGTCCAGCTTATGAGTTCTTACTTGGAACAGGACAAAATGTAGATACTACTTATGTCGCAAAATCATTACAAGATTTAGAAGCAAGATTAATTCAAACTTATGGTAAAAAACAAATAGATAGAGCGATGTCGGTCGTTCCACAAAATATTAATTATAAATAATTATGGCAACTTTACAAAAAACATACTACTTAACAGTAGACTTAGGAAGTAAAATTCATAACCTTACTTCTGACACATTAAAATTAGCATTTACAGATACAGCACCAACGACTGCAACTCATGTATATGCTGATATAGTTTCCCCAATATCATTAACAAATATGGCTACTTCAACAGCTTTAACAGGTGTAACTTGGACACAAACAACTGGTACATCTACTCTTACAGCTAATACTTGGACAGGAACATCACAAACTGGAAACTTTGGTCCATTTAGATATGTTGTAGTCTATAATGACACAGCAACATCTAAAAATGTTATAGGTTGGTTTGATTATGGAAGTGAAGTTACACTAATAGGAGCTAACGCAGATCAATTCACTATGACTTTTGCAAGTGGACTTTTAACAAACGCATAATACTATGGCAATAGCAAGAGATAATACAGCTAAATATGAACCTTCAACTGCTACGGCAATAAGTTTTTCTTATACTTGTTCAGGTTCAAATAGACTTCTAATTACTATTAGTTACGCTTATAATGCGATGACTACTGCTCCAACATATAATGGTGTTTCAATGACACAAATTGGTGGAAATCTAAGCGGTGCAGCGTTAGGACTAACTGTAAATATGTGGTATCTAGTTGCTCCTGCAACAGGTTCAAATACTTTTGCAATGTCTGGTGGTACTGGTAATGAGCATGGAGTTATGTTAATTTCATATACTGGAGTTAATCAATCATCTCCAATAAATACATCTCTATCAACAACAAAAACAGGTGGTACTCCATTTAATTGTTCAGTAACAACAACAACTAATAATTGTTGGGGGGTATTATTAGGAGCAGTAAATGGAATAAGTGCTTCAACAAATTGTACATTACAACAATCAAGACAATATGTATCAATTTTTGATAATAATGGAGTAATTACTCCAGCTGGTTCATATACAATGACATTTACTGGGTCAGGTGGTAATGCTGATGTATTAATGTGTGCTATTGCTCCAGTACCTCCACCTGTAATTTATTCATTGACTTGTACTCCTGCTTCATTTACTTTAACAGGACAATCGATAGGAAATTTTAGAAATATCAGAATGATATGCCAACCTGCATCATTTATATTTACTGGATTATCTACGATTTACGACAGATGGTCTCACGCAGTTAAACATTTATCAACTTGGGTTAGTCAAAATAAATCAAATTAATTATGGACAAAAATGGCACACTCACAATTTCAAACTTTCAACAAGGAATAGCAGATTCTCCTCTTTTAGGGTTTGCAAAAATGAATAATATTGAACTATTTGAAAAACAAGGAGTTGCAAAAATGCAATTTGCTTCCACACTTTCATTTAATACAACTTCACTACCAGTCACTATGGTTTATGACCAATTTGGAAATCAATATGTTGGATGTTTTGCAGGAGAACTTTATAGAAATGGAACTCTAATGACAACATATAACGGAGCTCAAGAAAACGGAATTTGTGATATGAAAATTATATCTGATGGAACATTTAATGCTGGATTTCCTATTGAATATATAATAGTTTCTCTTTATGGAATAAATGGATTTTATATTTTAGGTCCAACTTACCACACAGGAACTCCACCATCTTATAATTTTACTTCTGCTATGGTTAATGTTGCCTTCAAGCAAATTTCAGTTGGTATAGATTTAGATGCAACAAGCCAGCCTATTATATATCTAGGTAATGGAAATAAAATCGCAACAATTAAAAACTTTGCACACGTTGGAGATGGCTCAACTCCTACACTTTCATTAAATACAGGAGCTTTAACTTTACAGCCTTCTCACTGGGCTTATTCAATTAAAACAATCGGAAAATACTTAGCGATAGGTACAACCAGTCCAGTAACAAGCGTTTTCGGTAATACAACATTCCCTAATAAAAATTCAGCAGTGATCTTGTGGGATAGGTCATCAACTTCATTCAATCTTCCAACTTTCTTTAAAGAAAACGGAATTTCATCTATGCTCGAAGTTCCCAATAGACTTTATGTCGCAGTCGGAAATCGTGGAAGAATATTCTTTACAGACGGAACAACATTCACACAAATAAAAAGACTTCCTTTCGTCTTCAATCGTCAATTCGGTAATTATGGATATATTTATCCAAACGCTTCAACTTTACATAATGGAGATTTACTATTCGGACTTTCAGGCACAGGAACAGATGCCACTTATGGTGTTTATGCTATGTCTACTACGCCAACAACCCTACCAGACGGCACTCAAATACAATATCCAACAGTAATGCGTAATAGTATTTCAACTGGTGCAACAGGGGCGACTCAACAACTCGGAGTAGGATTTTTATATTCAACAAGTGCCGACCAACTTTATATTGGCTGGCAAGATGGAACAACTTATGGAGTGGATGTCATAACTTCAACAGTTACAAGTGGTTATAACACAGTAATTTATTCTCCTTATTACACAGTAGGTTCTCAACTTATGAAACATACATTTAAACGTATGGAAATTTCTTTAACTGCACCTTTATTAACAGGACAATCAATTCGTGTTTCATATCGTGAAAATCTTAATGATACAGTTTGGAAAGATTTAGGTACTTATGATAACACAAACTTTGGAACAAATAATGTCCATAATACACTTGCTAATTTAGCCAGTAAGGTTAAAATACAATTTAAGATAGAGTTAAATACTACTGGAACAAATAATATAGAATTGGAAGCATTATTATTTTATAGTTCTGAAAAATAATATGAATGAACAAGATATAATAAATTTAATAAAAAGAGTAATTAACGAAGAAACGATAAAAGTACATTACCATAATGGGATTGATTCAAATTCTTTAAATCAAGTTTTACCTAATACTCCACAATCAGCAATTACAGGTCCAAGTGGTGGAGCAACAATAGATTCACAAGCAAGAAGTTCAATAAGTACCATTATTAGTGTTTTAAAAAATGTAGGAATAACTTTATAATTATATGAGCATATTAAATAACATTTGGGACGGAGTAAAAGCAGTCGGTTCAACTTTAATAGGAAGTAGTCCATTAGCGCAAGCTTCGGCTGTTTCTAGTGCAGTTTCAAGTCCTACACAAACCCCTACACCTACATCCACCCCAGCTCCTACAATAGCACCAATAGTTACACTATCAGTAGTAAATAAAACTCCTGTTCTTTCTCCTATTGTTCCTACACAAACACCAGCAGTTACAAAAACACCATTTAAACTTGATACTTCAAATATAACAACAGACCATTTAGGAAATGATAATACACCAACAAATGTATTAAGTTCAGTTTATCAAAATTATCAAAATCAAGCTCCAACTGCTGACCAATATGCACAAGCAACTCAATTCTCTCCTGATTATCTAAAAGCATATAATCAAACATTAGACACAAATCAAGGATTAAGACTTGGTCAAGAAAATATAAGAAATCGTCCAGAAGCCTTAGACTTTCAACAAGGTCAAGAGGGTACACTTACTCGTAATACAGCTCTCACACAGCAAGCTAATGCTGAAAATATGACACTTCAAGAAGCAATTCGTAAAAATAATATTGAAGCAGTCCAAGCTAAACAAATAGGTGCTCAAAATCAATTTACTAACCAACTTGCAACTGTTCAATCAGGACTTAATTATGGTATTCAAAAGGGTGGTCTTGATATTCAACAACAACAAGCTACACAAGGAAGATATGAGTATCAACAAATTACAGACCCATCAACAGGTTTTCCAACAATTCAAATACTTGATAAACAAACTGGCTTACCAGTTGGAAATGTTTCCCCTGGTTCTTCAATGGGACAAAATATAGTCAATTCTGGTCAATTAAATAATGGAACACAAAATACAAACAATGGAGTAATAAATGGTTACAATATAACTTCTTATGCAACAGACCCAAATCACGAAAATGCAGTTAGTGGATGGTATCAAGCAATAAATAATGCAACATCTCAAGTAGGTGGTATTCAAGATGGTAATACAGCTCAAGCAGTTATAAATCAATTAGCTCCTAATTCTCCAATTACAGGAGATATGATTATTTCTTCTGCTTCAAAATATGGAGTAGACCCAGCACTTATGGTTTCATTAATGCAACAAGATAGTAATTTAGGAACAAAAGGATTAGCAACAAGAACATTTAATCCTGGAAATGTAGGAAATGATGGAACAAATATTAAAAATATGGGAAGTTGGGCAAATGGTGTAGATAGTGTTGCAAAATGGCTTTCAACTCATAAAGATGATACTCAAACATCAAACGCAACAACATATCAAAATATAGTTTCTCAAGCTCCAGCACAATTACAAAGTGCAGTTAAATCACTTCCAGATGGAACAGCATTTATTGATTCTAATTCAGTACCTTCTCAGTTTTCAGTAATGGCTAATAATTTTGCTACTCAAAATGGAATTAAAGTATTAAATACTGCTGATGCAAATGCAATAAATACAATTACTCAATCAGTTAAAAATATGCAGATTCTTTCTAATACTTTTGCAGACTTAGCTTCTAATGGAGTAATAGGACAAAAATTAAGTAATGTTACAGACCCATTAAGTAAATTCTTTGATACAAACTATGGAGCTCAACTTAAATCATACCAAGCAAACCGAGAAGGATTATTCCAACAAATAAGAGCCCTAGCAGGTTCAAGTCCAAGATTAAATGGATCTGAATTAAATATGGCTTCTAACTCAATGCCAACACTTGAAGAATTTAATAAGGATACTTTGAAAGATGGTATAAATAAACTTGTTAAAACTCAATCATACCTAGACAATGCTATTAAAACATTTATACCAGGATATTCAGGAACTCCAGTTCAAGTTGGAAACCAATTTGCAGTATTAGGAAATGATGGAAAAGCTTATACTTTCCCAGATAATAATTCAGCATTATCATTCTTAAAAGCACAATAATAATTATGAATACAGCAGAATTAGCAAAAAAATTTGGTGGTGCAGAAGCAGGAACTCAACCTATTGTTTCTTCTAATTCTCAACCAATACAAAACAATAAAAGTTTTTCACAAGTAACACCTCAATCTAATGTTAAACTACCACCAGCAGAACTTGCTAAACAATTAGGTGGAAGTGAAAATAATGGTCAAAATGGTTCATCAGAAAATAAAGGGATACTACAGTCAATTGGAGATTTTTTTATTGGTAATACACAACAATTTGGAAAGACATCAGGAGAAGCAATTGCATCCCCAGAGAATACAGACTTATATAATAAAGCAGTAGAAAGTTATTCAACTGTAACAAATAATTTATTAAAATCAATAAAAACTAAAAAAGAAAATGGTGGAGATATAACTCATTTACAAAATGCTTTACAAATGCACTTACAAGATACTCCTAAAATTGAAGATTTTGTTGGAGTGGATACTGCTCATAGAATGAATGAAACATTTGGTCAAAATGCAGAAGAAATAGGTGGTCAAGCATTAGGTACAGCACTTGAAGCAACAAGTGGTGGTGCTTTAGGTGGACTAGAAAGCAAAGCAACTTCAATAGGAGGTAAAGCTCTACAAGGTGCTAAAGTTGGAGCTATTTATGGTGGAGTATCTGGAGCTTCAAATGCTATGAAAGAACAAAAAGATTTAACTGGAGTAGTAACTGATACAGGTCTTGGTGCATTAGCTGGAGGAGTAGCAGGTGGAGCAGTAGCAGGTGTAGGAGCAGGATTAAAAGAAATTGCAGATAAATTACCCAATAGATTAGTAAGAAATGCTTTTCCAGGGCTTGATGAAAAAGGAGCAAAATATGCACTTGAAACAAAACCAATAGGAACTGTTGGTAAGTTATTTAAAGATAGTGCAGATGCAGTTGTAAATCTTAATACTCAACTTGATGCAGTTTTAAAACACCCAGATTTAGTAGATGAAAAAATTGACGCTCCTAAATTATTTAATGAAATACTTTATGGAAAAAATGGAAAATCACAATATACTGACCAAACTATAATTAAGGTTATGAAAAATTTAGCTCCAAGTGAAGCTAGGACTATTGATAAATTAGCTAATGGAGAAGCTACTTTATTTGAAGCTAATCAAGTTAAAAAAGCTTTATATGCACAGACAAAAAAAGTATTCACAGATACATCTACTCAAAGTGCAAAAAAACAACTTGGTGCTGATATAGCAACAAGTATAGCTGATATGATTAAAAATCAAGCAGAAGATACAGTTCCAATTTTTGATAAAATGTCTAAAGAAATAAATTTGAGAAATGCTTTATTAAAAACATTTAAAAAACAAGACGCTCAAAAATTGATAGGTATGTATGATTTAGCAACTGCTGGTCTTGGTGGTTCTATTGGTGGACTTCCTGGAGCAGTAGCAGGTGATATAGGAAGAAAGGTATTATCTAACCCAGCAACAAAATTTGCAGGAGCTAAGATATTAAATACAATAGGCAAAACAAAAGGAGTTCCAACAATTATTAGAACTTTAAATACAAAATTATAATCTAAGTAAATAGACCAATAATTCCACCAACTACAAAACATATAATAAGTATTTCCATATTGAAAGTATAAACCCACTAAAAAAATAATACAAGTATTTATCCACAGTTTTACTCTTTATTAAACAATCATTAAAATTATCTTATGGGAACATTTCTATTAAAATCAAATCAACAAGCAGTGCAAGGAATACCCCAAGGTAAACTTAATGACCTTGATAAGCGTTTAATTAAACTAGAAAATAATCCTAGTGGTACTGGAGATATGCTTAAGTCTACTTATGACCCAGCTAATGGAGAAAGACAAGTAGCTTTTGGAGACCAACTACCAGATATAACATCATTAGTTCCATATGCAGGAGCAGATAAAAATTTAAACTTAAATGTTCAACATCTTAATTTTGATACAGATAGTGGAGGTATTGTATTTGCAGAAGGAACACCTGATGAACTTTCTATAAAGTCAGGAACACAAGGACAATTACAAATGTCTGCTCAACAATCAGGTTCTATACTAGGAATTGATTTTACTGCACTTACAACAGGACAAGTATTAACTGTACCAGATAAAACTGGAACTATTGCTTTAACTTCAGATATAACTGGAGGAATAAAAGGACAAGTTATATTAGATTTTGGTTCAATTTCTCAAGAAGATACAAATACTACAACAACAGTATTAAGTACTGATATAAAAACTTCTTCTGTTGTTACAATTAGTCCATCTGGAGTTTCTACAACTGATCACGATCCAGAAGATTATATGTGTGATGGAATTAGTGCATACATAACAAATATTATAGATGGAATTTCTTTTGATATTATAGGATTAGCACAAAATAATTCTTGGGGTCAATATATTATGAATTATGTTATTAGTTAAATTATTAGTTAAGTATATAAATATATGTCAATAAAAATAACAGGTAAGACAAGTGGAAATACAGCAGAAGTAAATTCCTCAGACCAATTAAAAGTAGTATTAGAAGTCGATGCAGAAAATAACCCCAATAATATTGGTGGTGTTCGTGTATTTCAAGAAAATGATACAGGGGCAATAACTGGAACTCCAAATATATTATCTGCAGAAGTAGATGATGATTTTCGTGCAAGAAGTTCTAATGATTTACTACTAGATGAAGAAAATTTTTGTTATACTGCCCAAAATACTGGTAAACATTTTTATGCTAATACTACAATGACAAATGCGTGGGGAACTGGAGCTATGTCTACAAATAGTGGTAATATACTTACAAATTCAACTGCAACAAACTTTGGTTCATATCGTTACTTCCCAATATTTGGAACTTCAACTCTTTCATTTGATATAGAAGGTTCTTTTAATGCTCAACCTACATCAAACACAGTTATAGACTTTGGTGGATTTTTAAGAGGTGCATCAAATCCTTATGCACCAACTGATGGAGCATACTTTAGACTTACTTCTGCTGGATTACAAGGTATAGTAAACTATAATGGAACTGAAACCTCAACTCCTATTTTCCCAATATCAAATACAAATTCTAATCCTTGGGTATATCAAAATAATAAAAAATATCAATTTATTCTATATGTAACTCCTCGTCGTGTTGTATTTTGGATAAATGATAATGGAGACATAAATACATATGGTTCAATAAATACTCCAATAGGAAATGGACAACCTTGTGCATCTTCTTCTGTTCCATTTTCTGTTAGACACGCTATTGTTGGTGGTGCAGCAGGTTCATCTATTAGTTTTCAATTAGCTCGTTATTCTATTCGTCTAGGTGGTCCACAATTATTTACAACAGGTTCAACAAATGGTTCTCGTTTACTTGGCTCATATCAAGGATTAGGGGGTGGAACAATGGGTTCAAATCAACAAATAGGTACTATTACAACTGGAAATGTGGCAAATCTTACTCCTGCAGTTCCAACTACAACAACTGCTGCCTTAGGTTCTGGTCTTGGTGGTTCATTTTGGGAAACTGTATCATTAGCAGTTAATACTGATGCAATAATTAGTTCATATCAAGTTCCACTGGGTACTGTTACATCTCCTGGTCGTGTACTTGTTTTAAGAGGTTTATATTTATCTTCTTATGTTCAAACAGTTATAGTTGGTGGTCCATATACAGCAGAATATTTTTTAGCTTTTGGTCATACATCAGTTTCTCTTGCAACAGGAGAAGCTTCAGGAACTAAAGCACCAAGAAGAATAGTATTGCCATTTATTCAACAAGTTACAACAGCCCAAGCAGTTCAAACTCAAGTAGCACAGAATACTACATTTGTAGACTTTGGTGATGCTCCAATATTTATAAATCCAGGAGAATTTGTACAACTTTGTACTAGACATATTGGTGTCGCAGGAACTACTGGAACTATTGTTCATAAAGTAACTCCAATTTACGGTTGGGAATAATTATATGAGTAACTCAGATGAAACAAGAATAGCATTATTAGAAAATAACTATGAAAACATGGATAAAAAACTTGATGGTATTTTAGAAAGATTTAATAATTTTGAAAATAAACTAGATATAGCATTAGGTAAAAAAGCAGATAAAGATACACAATGGGCAGAAAAATTATTAATATGGTTAGGTATTTTTATAGGAGGTGGTCTTTTAGCTTGGTTAGGAACTTTAATAATAAAATTAATTAATTTATGAATATAATAAAAAAACTAAGTCCAAATTTTTCAAGTAGAGGAGATTACAAACCAGAAATTATAGTTGTGCATATTTCAGCTGGAACACTAGACGCGATGACATCTTGGTTTTCAACAACAGACTCTCAAGTATCAGCTCATTATGGAATAGGTAAAAATGGAATTATAATGCAGTATGTAGAAGAAACAAATAAGGCTTGGCATGCTGGTAATGTAAGAAATCAAAGTTTCAAATTATATAAAGAAGGAATAAACCCTAACATGTATACTATTGGAATAGAAAATGAAGGATTAGATTTATCTCAAGCTCCAGCACTACAATTAGATACTCTTTGCTCTTTGATTAAAGATATTGCTAGTAGATGGAATATACCCCTTGATCGCGACCATATCGTTGGTCACTACCAAATAGACGGAGTAGTCAAAGCAAATTGTCCAAGCCCCGACCATACTGTTATAGATAGATTAATTATGCCGAGATTAGTAGATGAGCAAATTTGTCTAAAAGTTCCAAAGTCGAAATTGGACATTATTAGTAAGTTTTTAAGTAGTTTAAAATAAAATGTGGAACATATTTATGGATTGGTTAATTACAAGTAGTGCAGACCCAGATAAAAACAGTGCAACAATTACTGGAATAGTGATTGCTTATGCCGGCTCAATCGTATCAGCATTATCAATTTTTAATATAAGTGTTACCTATGAAACAGTAGTGCATTATATTTCAACTGGTGGTGTAATTTTAGGTTGTTTATTAGCGATTTTTGGATTATGTAGAAAGGTTTACTTTATGTTTAAGAAGTAGTATACTGTATTTGTTGAGAAAAAACTAAATCATTTGATTTATATAGAAAACACCCTAATTTAAATATAGGGGGCTTTTTATTATCTACTTAAATATTCTTTCATTCGTTTAACACGAATCAATAATGCAATAACTTCATCTAAAGTTAAGTTTTTAAATAAAGTGTGCCACATTCGATGTTTTTCAACATATATCCAAAGTAAATTAGCTTCTGTTGATTTACCTTGACGACTTTTCGGAATGAGGTGGTGTCTGTTTTGACCTTTTCTTTTCATAATACTAATTTTTAAATGATGTGCCTGATTAGAGAGTGGTAGGTGTCGAACCTATTGATTAGTAGCTAACTAATTACTATTCGTGTTTTATTGCCGACTTGAACGGCTTGCAATTCCACTATGCCACACTCCCTAACTAGACACACCAATTTTTAAAGAACAAATAACTTGTTTCTAAATATGGATTCGAACCACAATAACAACCTTCAAAGGGTCGTGTCCTACCGTTAGACGATTTAGAAATATCCCTCTGTTATAGTTTTTGATACAAAATAAATTTAAAAAAATGTGTGCTATACAGAGGACTATATAAATTATACTCCCATCTAAAAAATACACAACAAAAAATACCTAAATTGAAACTTAATTATTGCAGTTCAATTGATAGGTATTTTTGTAATCAATTTAAACTTAAAAGTCCGTCTGTGTTATTTTAGTTTTCAATAACCATTTCGAAATCTAGAGTAAAAATTTTAGCCAAGTATAGTTCCAAGTATAAGGTGGCACTTATAATTATATGCCTATCTAAAATTAATGCAAAAAGTTATGCACAGTTTTTATTTTACATATTGTATTGTAGGTTGTATAATATATTTATGGACACAGAAAGAACACTCTTATTAGAAGCAAAAATAGACATAGATAATCTATTACAAACAAGCAATCTTATTTACTTAGGAAAGATTATTAGAAGTTTAAATAGATACTGTATTTTAAATCAAGTGGATCTAAATATTAAAAGTGAAGATATTATTAAATTAAGTCAAATGAGTATTCCAAATGAATAAAAAACAAATTGAAAAATATTTGAAAGATAATTGGATTAAAAAAAGTAATAATCAATTAGCTAAAACAATAGGAAAAAGTCAATCTCAACTAAGACGATATGCTCGTAAAATAGGATTGCCACAAAAAGAAGGTGGTGGCTCAAATAAAGTAGAGTTCAAAAGATTAAGTGTAGATGAACTTAAAATACAAAAACAGAAAGGCGACGAACTACAACACTCAAAGAGGAACATAGAACAACTTTTAAATGAAAACTTAAAACTAACTAAAACATTAGATATACTTTCAAATGTTAGAGAAGTAACAACATTTAAAATTACAAAACATAAATCTGTGCATTCTGAAGCAACTGCCGTTATTTTAGCTTCTGATTGGCACTTAGGCGAAAAAGTAGATGCTTCAACAATTGGTTATGTAAACGAATTTAACGAAGTAGTCGCAAAAGAGAGAGCAGAAGAGTTTTTTAAAAATGCACTTAGACTTATAAAAATATTTGAAAAAGATATAACTATAAATACTCTAGTTTTAGCTTTGCTTGGAGATTTTATTTCAAATACAATTCACGAAGACTTAGCAGAAACAAATACTATGTTACCAGCAGACGAAATATGTTTTGCTCAAGATTTAATTACTTCTGGTATTCAATTCCTTTTAGATAATACAAAACTTAAAATAATAATTCCGTGCCACTCTGGTAATCACGGTAGAATGACAAAAAAACAAAGAATATCAAGTGAAGCAGGTAACTCTTTGGAATATTATATGTATAGAAGTATCGCTAGTTATTTTAAAAAAGAAAAAAGACTAGAGTTTATTATTCCCCGTGGTTATTTTTCTTTCGTGCAAGTTTATGACAAAACATTAAGATTTCATCACGGACATAATTTAAGTTATGGTGGTGGAGTTGGTGGAATAACAATTCCAATAAATAAAGCAATCGCACAATGGAATAAAACTCGCAATGTAGATTTTGATTGTTTCGGACATTTTCACCAATTCTTAGATGGTGGGTATTGGATTTGTAACGGGTCGATGATCGGATTTAATAATTATGCAGAAAGTATAAAGGCAACCTTTGATAAACCAAAGCAAACTTTCTTTTTAATAGATAGTAAAAGGGGTAAAACAGTCGTCGCTCCTATAACTTTCACAAAATAATGAACTGCAATAATTGTGGTAAAAAATGTATATCAACATACTGGTCTAAATTGCTCAAAAAATGGGTATGTTGGACTTGTTTAGAAGATTAGTACACCTTGTATAGTTTCGTCGTTCTGAGAGTCTTGTAGAGCTTTATAGAGGCATTGTAGTAATATATTATGATTGATAAATGTAAAAACCGTAAAGAAATAGTGAAATCTATAAAATTGGCTTGGTCATCCCTTGACAGTCATTTAGGTTATACGGATGTGCCATATAAAAAAGGCGAGCCAAAACGATTCCACATTAAGGCGATAAAAGAATATTCTGTGATTATTAAAACTTTAGCTGATCAACTTTAGTTGTGTTTAAAATTAGTAGGTGTATAATATAAAAAGTGGTTAGTCGCCACATTAGTAAGATTAACTTTTGCGTCGCTCGTTCAGTCTATCTACTCGCAAAAGGGATAGATTGAACAAGCGAACAATTAAATAAGATGGATATATGGGAAAAAGACGGAATTATATTTATTAAAGTAAGTAGTCGTTTTACTTATACTTTTAATATATCTAAGGTAAAAAAAATAGGAGATGTAAATGACGCTCCTGGCTCTTTTTCTATGTGGGGTTGGATAAATCATTTAAGAGAAAAAAATTGGTGGCACGATAATCTTGAAAGGTCGTTTATAAAAATTTGTGAACATATAATTAAGTAATTTTATGGCTAGTCCACAGAAAGAAAATGGTTTTACTTCAATAGCAAATGAGATTATTTCTTCATTAGTAAAGGCGTGTTTACTAGGCTCAGAATATCAAATAACTTTTTGGGTTATAAGGCAAACATATGGATTTCAAAAAAAGGAAGATTTTATCTCTTTATCACAATTTGAGAAATGGACAGGATTATCAAGACCAACAGTAGTAAAAACAATAAAAAATCTTACATTTAAAAAGATTATTATTAAGGAAAATAATAAATATAGGTTCAATAAAGACTGGGAAAAATGGGGTAGTAAAGGCGTGTTAACTAGTAAAGGCGTATTTACTACTGCTAGTAAAGGCGTGTTAACCGAAACTAGTAAAGGCGTGTTAACACACAAAAGAAAGAAAGAAATTATACAAAAGAAAGGGAGTTTATTATTAGCTAGCTTAGAAGAAATTATGTATAACTATGTAAATGTAGACACAGAAGGAAATCCTATAAGTAAGAAAAGAATACCTAAAATATCTAAAGAAGAAAATGCCGAACTAATAAAAGTTGGTTTACTTTGGCAAAAAACTATCGCCGAATATTTGAAAGTAAATATAAACGATGTAGTAATGAAAAATATATACTACCCAATACGAAGTGTTTATAATCGCGACAGATTTACTATTTCAGACTTCAAAGGATTGTTTAACTATTTCATAAACGATAAAGCAATCAAAGATGACAATAAAATGAGTTTTGATTTATGTATGTCAGAAAAATATGTCGCAAAGTATAAAATATCAAAGCGGTCGAAAGAAACACCTAAAACACTATCTCAAATGTCAGATGAGATAAAACTATAATATGAAACTAATTGATTTAAAAATAAAATCTAAAATATTTGAAATAGAGCTAATTAGTAGAATTAGAATAAAACAAAATTTTATATCTAAGGCTATGACCTTAATAAATAAAAATGATTTTCAATATTATGGAAAACATTTTGAAATAATTGTAGATTGTTTTAGAAATGATAAAAATGAATTTATTGAATTTAAAAATGCAGGAATAAATTTTGATTTTCTTAACAATAGTAATTTATCTTTTAGAGATATTGAACCTATATGTAAAGATTTAAAAGATGTATCAAATGCTATTAAATTATGGACAATACTACAAAAAGGTGTAGAAGAATTACCATCAGAAAATGTTAGAGAATATATATCTGGTATTCAAAGAGATATAATATCAAATATAAGAAATGAAGAAGGTTCAAAAAATGATATTCAATCTGTTTTAAAAGAATTTGAAGAAAGAAAACAAGAATATCAAGAAAAAAAAGCAAATGGTTTTGAACTACTTGGAATTTCAACAGGTTATAAAAAACTTGATGATGTTATTGATGGATTAAGAAAAGGACATTTTTGGATAATTGGTGGTTATACAAGTATGGGTAAAACTGCAACAAGTTTAAATATAGTTTCAAACTTAATAAAACAAGGTAAGAGAGTAGTATTCTATTCTCTTGAAATGAGTTCAGTTGATATATTATCTCGTTTACTTGGAACTATGAGTAACGATAATGGACTTAGTATTATTAAGGGTTACCCAAAAGATAAAAAAATAGTTGAAGAAAATACTCAAAAAATAATAAATAGTAATTTATCAATTCATACTGGAATGTCTGAATTATCAGAAATATTATTTTCAATGTATGAAGAAAATATAACAAACCCAGTTGATTTATTTGTTGTAGATTTTATACAGATTATGACAATAAAAGGATCTCGTTCAGAATATGAAACAATAACAAATTGTGCATTGGAATTACAACAATGTGCTAAAAGATTAGCTACTCCAATTATGGCTTTATCTCAAATATCAAATGACGGAGCAAGAACAGGCGATAATGTTGTAATGAGTTTTAAGGGTTCTGGTGCTATCGCTTCATCAGCTGATTTAGCTATTGAAATAGGAATAGGAGAAGAAAGTATAAAAGATTGGAAAGATAAAATTAATTCAGGTAGTCCAGTAAAAATGAAATGGTCAATAAGAAAAAATAGACACGGAAGAGTTGGAATGATTGAAATGTCTTTTGATGGTAAAACTGGAATATTTGAAGATTATGATGAATATCAACAAAAAATATTAGGAGCATTTAATTTATGAGTAAAAAAATAAACCCACAAAGACTCTCCCGAATAATAATGAGTAAAGAAGTTAAAAATTCACAACTATCTATGTTACAAATATACGGTAGTTTTACCCCAGAGCAACGAGAAGAAATAAAGCAAATGTTTATTAGAAATAGTTTAAATAAATATGAAAGAAATTAAATGTTGGAAATATGGAAAATGGTCTTATAAATTTAAAGAATGTAGGTGGTGTGGAACTTCTAAAAAAAGTTGGAATACTAGACATAAAGGTAAGGGTCTTTGTATAAAATGTTTTGATCAAAATAGAAAAGATAAAAATCCAAAAAGAAGAGAGCAGTTAAAAAATCAAGGACGCAAATGGTATTTATCTAAAGGAATAACACCAGAGAAAAAACACGAAGCATATTTAAGAGTTATTAAATGGCAACATACTCCACAATATAAAAAAAGACTAAAAACTTATATATATGAAAGAAGAAGATTTATATATTTTGTCAGAAGTTTAAAGAGAAAAAATCTAAAAAAATTTGATAACTGTTTAGAAATAATTATTAATGGACAAAGAGTTAAAACACCTATACAACCACCCAAGGCAGTAGAGAGTGATAATGATAAAACAATAAATAAAATAGAGTTATTTAAAGAAATATATCTTAAATATAAGGCTTAAAAATTATCCACACCCCACCCCCTTGCATTGTATTGCAGTATTGCTATAATAGACATATGAATAAATTAATTAAAAAAGAGGAGTTAACAAATGGATTATTATTTATAGGTTTAGGGGTCGCATTATTCGCACTAATATTTTTAATGTAATATGGAAAAAGAACTATGTTGTGGTAGAGCAAGTTGTCTAGCAAGTAATGTTTGTTGTAATAAAGAAATAATCTGTGTCGTTCATAACAAAAGCAGAGAGGTTCAAGATAGAGATAGTTCGGTCGAACAAGAAAGAGATGACTACGACAAGAATATGGAAGTTATAAGCGATAATGATTTCTAAATTATGGCATACTTTGATAAAGAAAAAGGAGAAATAATACTTTCTCAAGAAGATAAAAGAATGTTCCAAGAAGTTAATAGTAATATTCAAAACAAAAAAACACCAACAGCTGACTCAATTATCAAAACAATAGAAAATATTAATAATTTAAGTAGTAAATAATTATGAAAAACATATATAAAGCATTAGCAGATTTTCAACAAGAAGTTCCAGTAATATTAAAAGAAACTTCTGGTTACAGTTATAAATATGCTGACCTACCAGCAATATTAGAAGTAATAAATCCATTACTTAAAAAGAACGGTCTAGGATTTTATCAAGCAGTAAATATGGCACAACTAAAAACTGTTATATTTCACATAGAAAGTGGCGAAACAATAGAGAGTAACACAGATATGCCATTTGATAGTTTAGTTTATGAAGAAACACCAGACAAAAAGAAATTCGTATTAAGAGGATTTGAAGGTATGAATAAAGCACAAGCAATTGGATCACTTATAACTTACTTCCGTCGCTACTCACTATCTTCACTTCTCGGACTTGTTACAGATAAAGATACAGACGGCACAAGTAGTAAAAAAGGAGCAACTAGTAGTGAAGAACTAGACGACCTAGACTTAGGTTAATATGGACTACAAAAATAAAATCATCAAGGCGATTAGTTTATCTAAAAATTTCAACGATATAACTTACATTGAAGAAAAAATTAGAACAACATCACAAATTAATCGCCGAACATTAGACGGTAGAAAACTAACAGACGAATTATTAAATTTAACACAACAAAGGAAATCTGAACTCGTAGAGAGTGGAGAACAACCTTTTTAAAACTATGGAAAAAGAAAAAGTATTCGCTGACGGAATTATATTTAAAGCCCCCGACCAAAACACTAAAGATAAAGCCCCTTGGGTTAAAGGAAAAATATCAGTTAAAGTAACAGATTTTATTGCATTTTTAAACAAACACAATAATGACGGTTGGGTAAATTTAGACCTTAAAAAAAGTAAAGAAAAAGGAACTTTGTATTTAGAACTAAACACTTATAAAAAGGCAAAAGAAGATGATTTAAAACTAGATGATGAGCCCGAAGTATCAAAATATCCAGAAGAACCAATTAAACCAGAAGATATACCTTTTAATTAGTTCCTTAACAAGAACTAAAACTATTATATGTTAAAAAAAACTCCACTAAAAAAGAAATCTAAAAGTAATATTCGTAAATTACAAGATGAACTATGGCAAGAATGCAGACGAATATCACTAGAAAGATACTTAAATAAAGATGGAAAGCATTATTGTTTCACTTGTGATAAACCAATAGAATCGAGTAACCGACAACTTGGTCATTTCATCCCAAATTCAGTCGGTGGAGCATTACTAAGATATAACTTAGATAACCTAAGACTTCAATGTTACTACTGTAATATTAACTTAGGGGGAAATGGATCAGAATTTTACCGAAGACTAGTTATTGAAAAAGGACAAAAATTTGTAGATAATTTATTCCAGTTAAAATTTCAGACAACTAAAGCAGAAGACCATTATATTAAGTTACTTATTGAGTATAAAAATCTTTAAAAAGTTATGCACAGTTTAACCTATTGCAAAGTATTGCAGTATTGCTATAATATAGAGAGTAGATTATTAATTTAAAAAAATTTATGGAAAAAATAATAAACACACAAAAAGAGTTTAATAAAATAAAAAGTGATTTTAGTGGAATAATTGTAATTAAAGATACAAAAGAAAGTATTTGTGTTAATAGAAGTTTTGATAATGCTTATATATCTGTCTCTGGCAACGCAACCATCAAATCTGTCTCTGACAACGCAACCATCAAATCTGTCTATGGCAACGCAACCATCATATCTGTCTATGACAACGCAACCATCATATCTGTCTCTGACAACGCAACCATCAAATCTGTCTCTGGCAACGCAACCATCAAATCTGTCTATGGCAACGCAACCATCATATCTGTCTATGACAACGCAACCATCAAATCTGTCTATGGCAACGCAACCATCAAATCTGTCTATGACAACGCAACCATCAAATCTGTCTCTGACAACGCAACCATCAAATCTGTCTATGGCAACGCAACCATCAAATCTGTCTATGGCAACGCAACCATCATATCTGTCTCTGACAACGCAACCATCATATCTGTCTCTGACAACGCAACCATCAAATCTGTCTATGACAACGCAACCATCATATCTGTCTCTGACAACGCAACCATCAAATCTGTCTCTGACAACGCAACCATCAAATCTGTCTATGACAACGCAACCATCTTACTATTCGGTATGGCTTGTATTTGTTTCTTATATAATGCTAAAAAAGTAACTTCACTAGGTATAAATATGATAAGACAAATAGGTACTTCAAAAATTGATATGAAACTTTCAAAAGAAACAAGTTTTATACAAATAAAAGAAGAATTAAGTTTAAATAAAAATCCTAAATTTGAAACATATAAAAAAATATACCCTACAGAAGAACAGAATAAGAAAATAATAATGTATAAGGCAGTCCATAAATCAAAAGATGGAGAATATTATTCTAATTATAATAATAGTTTTAAATACATAATTGGAGAAACAAAAGAAGAAGTATGTTCAAAAAATCAAGACGATAGTTGTTCACAAGGAATTCATATATCACATAAATTATGGGCTTTACAATTTGGAAAAGAATTTGAAAATATGGCACTACTTGAATGTGAAGTAGATGAAAAAGATATTGTTGTTTCAAGAGATTGTGACGGTAAGGTTCGTGCAAGTAAAATAAAGGTCTTAAGAGAAGTTCCTAAGTCTGAATATTAATATGATTACTAAATTAAAAGATAATCAAGTATTCGTATTTGGATCTAACCTAAGTGGTAACCATCTCGGTGGTGCAGCAAAACAAGCTTATGAAGACTTCGGAGCAATATGTGGTAAAGGACTGGGAATACAAGGAGTAGGAGATGATTTTAAAAGTTATGCTTTCCCGACACTCGGTATAAATATGGAAAAACTCCCATTAAAAGATATTAAAGAAAATTTCAAAGACTTAATACAAATGGCAGAGTGGTGTCCCGATAAAGAGTTTCTCTTAACTCCAGTAGGTCAAGGAATTGCCGGATTTTCCAAAAAAGAAATAGAAAGTGTAATGCCGAAACTTCCTAAAAATATTATAAAAATTAATTGGTAGAAAATATATGACAAAATTAATCCCGCGAACTTATCGCCACGAACTAGAAACAGACAAAAAAATAAAAAAATTAAAAAAGATATTAAAAATTAGTGAGAAGAAAGTTATAAAACAAGCCGTAGATAGTTTATATGAAAACTTCAATCGATAGAGATGTCTATAATAAAATAAAAAACTGGTCTACTTTAAAGCCAGAAAATGTTATTGAAAAGATAAATGAGTATCTCAAAGAAGTTAAGCCTAAAAGCTACCGAACATCATCTCAGAACAATGCTCTACACCTCTATTTTTCGCTCGTAGCAAAAGAATTAGAGCGAGAGGGACATACACTCCAAAATGTGATGGAACACATCCACAAGGTAGAAATAACCCCTACAATGTCAAATGTGAAAGAGATTATATGGAAAGAAATTCAAAAGGTCGTATTAGGTAAAGCAAGCACAACTGAACTATCAAAACAAGAAGATATTGACGCCGTTTACGATGTAATGAATAAATGGCTAGGGCAAGAGTTCGGTTTGCATATTCCATTTCCTTGTGACGAAGAAAAGGCTTGGAATAATAATAATTATAGCGAATACAAAAAATGATACCTAAAAAAATACAAAAAATAATCGGCACTAGTAAGGTAATAGACAAAAATATATTTCATAAGGTTAAGTCTGCTGATCGCCGTAGACAAATAGAACTCCAAAGACTAGACAATGAAATAATAGATTACCCAGAAATGTCTATCAAAGGAAACTATGCCATCGAACGAGAAAGAAAGATTAAGTATAAAAAAATATTATGGCGATTGATACTTTTAATCCTAGCAATCCCAATCATCTATATAATAGCAATTTTCATTTATGACTTATATTAGAGCAAAATTAGATAAGAAAAAAATCCCTCGCAAATCTAAAGTATTAGTAACTTGTATCTGTGGGTGTGCTAGAGAGTTTTACACAACTCAATCAAGGTTAGAGTCAGGTCACAAGTATTTTAATAGAGAGTGTTTTTTAAAGAAGTTTATTAAATAATATGAACCAAAATATTAAAAACTTTATTCCACAAGATAAATATGGATACAAAATGGTTAAAACAAGCGATTTAGAAGACCTAGACACCATTTCATCAAAATTAAAAGAATTAGTTAAATAATAATATGTTACAAAAAATAAAAGATTTCTGGTGGATTTTTATAGAAATGGGCGTTCCTCTAAAAGAAATTAGAAAACTAATACAGAATAAATTTCAAGAAGAAAGGTTTGAGATGGAAATGCATAAAAAAAAATTATTAAAAGAACTAACCGATGGTAAATAGCCATCTAAAACATTATGAAAATATATAAAACAAATGAAGACGTTATTAAAGACATTAAAAATGGAGTATTAGCAATAGAAGGAGATGTTAAGTTTGAGTGTTCTATCTCAATATCAGCGAGTATTATAGTAACCGCTGGGGACATCAACGCTAGGAACATCAACGCTAGGAACATCAACGCTTGGAACATCACTGCTAGGAACATCAACGCTTGGAACATCACTGCTAGGAACATCAACGCTTGGAACATCACTGCTGGGAACATCAATGCTTGGAACATCACTGCTGGGAACATCACTGCTGGGAACATCACTGCTGGGAACATCAACGCTTGGAACATCACTGCTGGGAACATCACTGCTGGGAACATCAATGCTTGGAACATCTCATATTACGCATTTTGTTGTGTATATAAAAATATTAAATGTCTATCTATCAAAGCAAAAAGAACTCCAAGTAAAGAGCCAATTTGTTTAGATGGGAAACTTGAAATTAAAAAACCAGAACAAAACTCCGCAGAAAAAGAAGCAATAAAGTTATTAGAAGACAATGGGTATAAAATTATTAAAGAGTAATAGCCATCTAAGAAATATATGAATAAAATAAAAGTATTATGGTTTGGATTAGTTCCTCTAGGATGGTGGTTATCACTTCAATTAATTATATGGATTACAAATTATCCAATAAATTGGAATAATCCTAGCGGGTTAGGTGTATTTCTAACATTTACAGGAGTTATTGGTACTCTAATGTTAATTTTCGGAGCATTAGGAATAGCAATTTATTTACAAGAATAACCTATGTCTAACCAATCAAAAACAAAAAAAGTGAAAGATATAAAGCCAATAAAAGCTTGGGTGATACTTGATAGAAAAGATTTAGGATTATTTTCTAAAGAGTATTATGCTCTTAGCCAAGCTATGGAAATATCATATAGGTATTGGGTAGATAGTCCTGTGTATGATAAAAGAAGTGTTGGAGAAGATATTTATTTTAGAATAATTAAATTACTTAAGTAACTATATGAAAAACTCAAACGAAAAATCAAAAGAAGAAGAAATTAAAGGTCATAAACATTTTATATAAATTACTGCTTATCTTTGTGGAATTTTATATAGTTACAATGCTACCAAATTTACTACAACACTAGAGAATGTTCATAATCAAGAGAAAGTTTTAGGAAATTATAAAATAACTATTGAAAAATTATGAATGAAAAATCAAAAGAATGTTGTAAAAAGTGTAAAGATGAAGAATTAACAGGATATGATATTTGTGCTTTTAGTCATTGTGAGTGTCATAAACCATCAGTAGAAGTAAGTAAGTGTTGTGGAGCAAGAAATACATTTGGTATGTGCTTTGCTTGTGGTAAACCATTTGAACCTCAGTCCATTCCCTTAGATAGAGATGAGAGGGAAGAAAAAAGAAAACCTTGTGGCTGTATCGAAGGAGTAGGTGGCGGACAGAATTGTAATAAATGTTATCCAAAGACAGACTCTACCTCTAACCTCACCCCAGAGAGTACTGAGATGGAAGAATGGAAGAAAGAGCTAGTAAGTATATTACCTTTACAACACGCAACACTTGAAGTACATAATATACTTTTTAAATTTATTAATAAAACCTTAGACTCCCACTCCCAAAAACTTGTTTCAGAAATTAAAGAGAAAATGCTAAAAAATAAAAATTATGTAGCACAGCATTTAGAAGAATATTGTAATGGTTATAACCAAGCAATAGAGGACAGTAAAAACATTATTAATAATATAAAATAGGTATATGATTAAAATAACAAAAGAAACAAAATTATTTTACAGAATAATGGATGAAAAAAATTGGAATCATTCAATTCATTTAACCAAACAAGAACTAAAATCCCTCCATACAAAAATAGGTAAAATACTAGGTATAGTGGATTTTAAGAAGGAAATGGTTGAAGATAAGTGTAGGTTTATAGGTAAAAAAGTTGTAAAAATTAACAGATAGTATTATAATTAATATATAAATTAAATATTATGTCTATTAGATCACTAAAAGATGAACAGTTAAATGAATTGAGATGTTTATTTTCTAGTGGTAATTATAAAAAAATAGACTTAGCAAAAAAATATAATTGTTCTATTACGACTATTGCATTATGGTTGCCATTATCAAATAAAGATAGATATAAAAAGTTTAAATCAGGATTATCTTGTAAATTATGTTATAAATGTAATGAACCGACAAAAACACATAAAAGATGTAATAACTGCACAATATTACTACACGATAAACCTTGTGATTGTATATGAAAATAATTAAATTAAACAAAGAAGCTAAAAAATTAATACACGATGGATTTAATGAAGCTTGTAATCTAGTTAAGTTATCTCTTGGACCATCTGGAAGAAATGCTATTATTAGTAGACCTTACCAATTTGCCGAAATAACAAATGATGGAAAAACTATTGCAGAAGCTATTGAAATTGAAGATGAAATAAAACAACTAGGAGCTGATAAAGTAAAAGAAATAACAATATCAACCTTTGATAAAGCTTTTGATGGAACTACAACAGCAACAACACTTGCTCAATCTATTGAAAATGTAGGTTATGAAAAAATAAATATAGATAATGCTTTTACTAATGAAAATATTGACCCTATTAAAGTAAAAGAAGAAATAGATATAGCTTGTGAAAAAGTTATTAAAGAACTATATAAGATATCTAAAAAAATATCAACTGATGAAGATATTTATAATGTAGCTATGTCATCAGTCAAAGTTCCAAAGTATGCTAAAATGATAGCAGATATATATAAGAAAATAGGTAAAGATGGAATAATAACAGTAGAAGATAGTTATTTTGATACAGACTTTGAAATCATAGATGGTTTTGAAATTGAAGCAGGTTTTGAAAATGAACTATTTGCAAATCAAGAAGATAAAACTTTTGTAATAGAAAAGCCTTTAGTACTTATAACAAATCAACCACTAAACTTTAAAGAACAAATAACACCAATTACACAGAAATTATTTAAAGAAAACAATATAAGAGATATAATAATAATATCAGATAACTTCTCTAAGGAAGTAATACAATCATTTATACTTGCTAAAGTTTCGAATACTTTCAATATAATACCAATTAAGACACCCTACTTTGGAGATAGTAATAAAATGAAAGATTTAGCCATATCATTAGGTGCTTACTTATTTGATAAACAATTAAATGTAGATCTATCAACTGCAATCATGGAAAATATGGGAACAGCAAAAAAGATAGTAATTGAAAAAGACAGAACAGTTATTTTCGGAGCTAAAGGAAATGTATCTGAAAGATTAAAAGAACTTAATAAAGAACTAAGCAAATCAAAGACTAAATTTGATAAAGACCAACTAGAAAAGCGTATAGCTAAACTAAACGGAGCAATAGGAGTTATAAGAGTTTCATCAACTGAAAGTGATAAGACTTATCTCAAAAAGAAAATAAACAACGCTATTAACACAACAAAGTTTGCTCTCCAGGAAGGTATAGTTAAAGGTGGTGGATTAGCTTTAAAAGAAATATCAGAGAAACTCCCTAAGAGTATCTTGACAGAAGCATTATTATCGCCGTATAATACTATACAGAGTAACACTGGTGGAATAGAAATAACACCAAATGTTATTGACGCAGTAAAGACTACAAAGACAGCATTACAAACAGCATGTAATTTATCCGGACTATTATTGACTATTGAGGTCGCGATAGCTGATAAATATGAGAAACCTAAAGATTATAAAGAAGATTAAAATATATGAATAAAAAACAAATCACAAAAAAATACGAAGCAAGTAAAACAGATAAGAAACTAGATAAGAAGTACGGAGAAGGTTATCCAAAAGATATGAAGATGGATAAGAAGAATATTAAAAAGTTAGCTAAGAAGTATAATTAGTATGAAAAAGATAATTTTAGGAGTTATAGTCGGTTTAGTTTTAACAAGTGGAATTGCTTATGCTTCAGTTAAGTATCTATCACCACTAGAAGTGCCAACTCAATCAATATGGTCTGAACAATTAAACACAAATCATATATCAATTACAAAATTTATAGATGACAAAACAACTTGTTATGTAAGTAATGTAGATATAAATGGAATAAGAGCCACATCATCAATTAGTTGTGTAAAATAAATATGAAAATAATCACACAAGAACAAATAGATGCAATCATACAAGCTTTCTATGATGCAAATGCACCAGTAAAGCTATATGCAAGTGTTAAGGAAGTATTTAGTAAGTTATCTAATAGTCCTGTAACAACAGAAGAAGTATCTGAAAAACAAGAAGTAAAAGAATAGTATTCATACCCCTATATACAAGATGCTTTGTATGTAGGAATATGGAAATTATTGAAGAAACAGAAAAAAGCAGACCAGAACACTTATTTAAACCAGGAGTAAGTGGTAATCCTAATGGTAGACCAAAAGATACTCCTGAAGATAAGATAATAAAAAAAGCAACTAAACAACTTATAGCCGAATATAAAGAAGGACTTGGAGAAGCCTTGGCTTTAATTAAACCAATCCTTATAGCAAAAGCTCTTGAAGGAGATGTCCCTGCTATCAAAGAAATTCACGATAGAGTAATGGATAAAGCTAAACAATCAACAGATGTAACATCAGATGGTAAAGCTTTACAAGGTAATACAATAGTTTTTACGGACTTTAAAAATGAAGCAAATAGTTAATGAAATATATAAACCTTTATTCACAGAACATCCTAGATATTTAATTCTTATGGGTGGTCGTGGAGCTGGTCGTTCAACAGTAGCTTCACAATTTGCAAATGCTAAACTAGTAGCCCCTGAATACTTCCGTTGTGCTATTATGCGTTATGTATTAGGAGATATAAGAAACTCAATCTATCGTGAAATAACAGACAGAGTAGAAGAAAATGGAGCTAAAGACTCATATTCAATAAATGATAGTACAATGTCTATATCTTATGGAGCTAATAGTATAAATGCTGTTGGTTTTCGTAAGTCATCATCAGATCAAAAATCTAAACTTAAATCTTTAGCTAATTATAATACGGTTATTATAGAAGAAGCTGATGAAATACCAGAAGAAGATTTTATGCAATTAGATGACTCACTTCGTACTATTAAAGGAGATGTGCTTATTATTTTATTACTTAATCCACCACCAAAATCACATTGGATTATTAAGCGTTGGTTTGATTTAATACCTAGTGGAGTTAAAGACTTTTATATACCAGTATTAAAACCAGAAATGAAAGATACTGTATTTATACAGGCTTCTTATTTAGATAATGTAAAAAACATAGCTCAAGCAAGTATAGATAGTTATGAAAGATATAAAGAAACAAAACCAGACCACTATTGGAATATGGTTAAAGGTTATGTACCAGAAGTAGTTAAAGGTAAAATATATAAAGATTGGAAAGAAATAGACGAAATACCACACGAAGCTAGATTAGTCCGTAGATGGCTTGACTTTGGTTATTCAAACGATCCAACAGCTTGTGGAGATGTATATTATTATAATGGTGGTTATATACTAGATGAACAAATATATCGTAAAGGATTACTAAACTTTCAGATAGCAAGTCAAATAAACAACTTAAAAGATACCTTAACTATTGCTGATAGTGCAGAGCCAAAATCAATAGATGAACTTAAATTAGCTGGAGTAAATGTAATTCCAGCAGTAAAAGGTCAAGGGTCAATAACTCAAGGTATACAAGCTGTTCAATCAGTTCCTATATCTTATACAAAGCGTTCAATAAATATAAAACACGAGTATGAAAATTATGCTTGGAAAGTAGATAAAGATGGTAATGGATTAAATGTACCAATTGATGACTTTAACCACCATATGGATGGAATAAGATATGTCTTTCAGGATTTAGTAGGAACTAATCAAGATGAAGAAGACGAAGACTTCAATCTTTACTCACACCAGTATAAATAATTTACTCTTAATTTAAATTAGTAGACAATTATATTAATGGCAAAAATATCTAAGAAAAAAATCCAAAGTGATATTGAATCTTTAGCAATTAATATTGTAAATAAAGAAAGAGTTAATTGGGAGGATGCAGTTTGTTATGTAACAGAAAAGGTAGGTTTTCGTATGCGTGAACTCATAAGAACTGTAAGAAAGAATTACTGGGGTGTTTTTGATGAACCAACAGACCCAACTACTTCAAGAGATAAAACTTGGATTCCTTTAATTAGAACTCTCTGCGAAGATGTTGTTAAGAATATTGATTTAGACCAAAAGGATTTACAATTTAAGGCTTCTAACCCTAAGGGTGGACCAATGACAGATGTAACTCGTGCTTATGTAAGAGATTATTTAACAAAGATGTTTTTTGGAGAATTACTTGACACTACTGAAAGACAGCTAGCTATTGATGGAACTGTTGTTTGGAAAACTTGGAAAGAAGATGGAGAAATGCGTAGACGCACAGTAGACTTATTTCATATATATATAGACCCAACAGAAGAAAGTATACAATCTGCTTTTAGATTTACAGAAAGAGCTTTAATGACACCAGATGAAATAGCTTCTATGTCAGGTTGGATTAATACAAAAGATATTGTCGGTGCTCAAACACTTTCAAAAAATGATATTCGTGTTGGTTCTCAATCAGTTACAGGAATACCCACAACTGGTAGATTTGTTGATGTTTGGGAATGTTGGGGTAAAATGCCAGAATCTTTACTTACTGGAAAAATGGATGACGAAGATTATTTTGACGGACACATTATTGTTTCTGGTTTAGACGCTGGAGATAAAAGAGTTCACTTAATTGAAAAGAATACAAACAAAGACCCACACACAGGAAAGTCAATCAAGCCTTATGAAGAAGCTCGTATGTCTATTATTTCTGGTCGCTGGTATGGATTAGGTACAGCAGAAAGAGCCTTAGCATTACAAGAATGGCTTAACACAGTTGTAAACCATAGAATAAATAAAAGTTATATTTCACAACTTGGATTATTCAAAGTTCGTAAAGGTGCAGGTATAACACCACAACAATTAGCTAAACTTCCATCTAATGGAGCAATTACAGTTCAGAATATGGATGACTTGCAGAATATGGATGTTACACCAGTAGATCCAACTTCTTACAAAGATGAAGATGTTATCACAGGTTGGGCTCAAAAAGTTACACAAGCATATCCGGTTTCAACAGGAGAACAATTACCAGCTTCACAAACAGCAACAGGAGCTTCTATTGAAAGTGCTAGTTCAAAGTCTGGTTATGCTTTAATGAAAGATGGTATTACTTTCTTTTTGCAACGCTGGATGGATAGACACGCATTACCTATTATCGCTTCAACAATTAAAGTTGGAGATTTAGTTCGTATTACAGGAGATGACGAAAAATATAAAGCTCTAGTAGAAAGAATAGTATCTAACCTTGCAGATGAAAAACTAAACAAACTTAAAGAACAAGGTATTACTCCTATACCTGAAGAGGTAATGCAAGAAATGAATAAGCAAGTTGCTATGCTTTCAAAGAAACCAGAGTTATTTGTGAAACTTACTAAAAATATTATTGCAGAAGATTTAGACTCAGTATTCTATATAACAAATGAAAATGGAGATACAGCAGTTACAGTTTCAAATCTAATGACAATGCTAAAAGTAACACCACAATACAGTGATGATATAACAAAACAAATATTTGATTTAATGGGATTAGATATGCCTAAACAAAATATGCAAGTTCAACAACAAGGACAACCAATACAAGGAGACCAACAAGCCATAAAACCACAATCTCTACAAAATATAACAACTAATGCAAATGTTCAATAATTATGGATTTAGAAACAAAGCAAATACTTACAGATGGAGAAAAACTAAAACTACTTACTGAACATCAAGGTTGGGGTATTTTATATAGTAAGTTTTCAGATAAAATAATGGATTTACAGTTTATTGCAAATGTAGATGATTCAACACCAGAGAAGGCATTAATAGATATGAAATCAAGAAAGTATGCAGTTGCTATTTTATTAGATTGGATGAAGAATGATATATTAGGAACGGTCGAACAACATATTAATAATAATAATTTAGAAAAACCTATCGCTAGTTATATATTAAGGGAAGAATAGGTAAATCCTGCATAACCTCAGCAGGGTTTATCTGTCGAAAGATAACCCTTTTAATAGTTAGCATAGATATAAAAAAGTATGGAAGATGATAACAATACTCTAGACGCACTATCTGATGATGCTCAATTGACATCAGCAGACGCAGAAGGAACTGTATCTGACGAATCCACTAATGAAGGACTAACTCTAGCAGAGTTAAATTCAATGTTAGGAAAGAATTTTAAAGATAAGACAACAGCTCTTAAATCTGTGAAAGATACCTACTCTTATGTAGGAAAGAGAAAAGAAGATATTATAAAAGAAGTCGGTGGAAATAACAACGAAATCGCTTCTGAACTTAAATTAATTAAGGATAATATGTTCTTTGATAAAAACCCAGATTATTCTCAATATAAGGGATTAATCGCAAAAATGGGAGATAATCCTGTTGATGTCGTAAACTCAGAAGAATTTAAGGCAATCTTTGAAAAAGCAAAAGGATTCGATGAAAACCAGAAACTAAAGTCAGTGCTAGTTTCTAACCCACGATTAGCTCAAACAAAAGACACACTAACTAAAGCTCGTGAATCAGGTAACACGGAAGATCGTGAACGCCTAGTTGCTCAAGCTGTGTTAGGAACTCTTGAATAAGACTAATTGTAAACAATATGGCAGTTCTAAATGGTTTGCTCACTTACGGTGACTCAAACGCAAAAGAGGATGTAGTATTGAATGCGGTGGAAATTTTGACAGCTCAAGAAACTCAAGTATCAAGTATGCTTGGAAAGACAAAAGCCATAAATATGGTTCACTCATTCCTAGTAGATACACTTCTTACTCCAGCTTCTCTTGCAGTTGAACAAAACCAAGATTTCACACTTACTGGTTTAACAACTCCTACAAGACTTACAAACCTTGTTCAGGAAGTAGCTAAAGCAATTCAAGTAGCTCGTCCACAAGAAGTTGTTCAGCACTATTCAGGTATAAACGAAACTGAAAGACAAACAACCAAAGCCTTAAAGGATTGGGGAAATGCTCTTGAATTTGATTTGATTCGTGCAACTCTCGTATCTGGAGTATCAGGTACAGTAGCTAAGATGTCTGGTATTTGTCAGGCAATTAGTAAATCAACAAACACATCAGTATTTACTTCTGGAACAGTATTTTCTGCAACAATCCTTGACGGATTAATGACAGATAACTGGACTAACTCAAATGGTGACGTAGCAACAGATATCTTCGTAGGAGGAATCTTGAAGCGTGTAGTTGATGGCTTTACTCAAAAGACAAATGTAGTTGTAAACAATCCTTCTGGTATTCAAAATATCGTAAGAACAGTTACAACTTACGAAACATCTATGGGTACAGTTACATTCCATAAACACCGTTATGTAGATATCAGTGGTACTGATGCAACATCTCGTGTTCTTGGAATCCGTCCAGAAAAACTAAAGGTTGCTTACCTTGATATGCCTTACATTAAGCCTCTTGCTGAGGGTGGTGCATACACAAAGAAAGCTATCTATGGTTCTATGACACTTGAAACAAGAAACCAAGATTCAAACTTCTTCTACACAGGATTTTTGAGAAGTGCATAGTTTTCTTTTACAATTTAACAGTTAATTAGATTGTTGCTTGGGGTATATTTGCTCATACAAAATACCTCAAGTAATGAGCCAGCAATCTTATGATATCAAAAGAGCATACAAAAAAGCGTATATTAAACCTAGTAGAAGTCTACAAGATGGCTTTTCCTAATGAATATAAAATGGCTTGTGATGGAGTTATTATGCAACGCCAATTACAAGAGAATGAAACAGGAGAATTAAAAGGAACTCACGCAGGAGTATCTGCTCAAAGAGTTCTATTTGAATGTCCTGAAAAACTCTATACAACTTTCATCAGTAGTCTTGATGGGGATGAGATGGAGTATTTTAAAAGTAAAGAGGGTGCAAGATGGTTTACTAAAGCAGTACCACAATTTGCACTAGCAAAATTATAATATGAAACCAAAAATAGCTTTATGTGTGATAGCAAAAAATAGTAAAGAGGAAGCAGAACTACTAGAAAGACTTTTAGTAAATGTAGTTCCTTATGTAGATGGAGTATTTGTAACCTCAACTTATAAAGATATAGGAGAAGTAAACTATATTGAAGATATAACTACTTTTGACAATATTAATTTATCTTCTTTTAAATGGATAAATAATTTCTCGGAAGCTCGTAACTTTAATTTCTCACAAGTTACACCAGACTATACACATATCATTTGGGCAGATTGTGATGACCAATTTAGAGGACTTGAGAAACTAAAACCAACTATTCAAGATAATCCAACAGTAGACGCTTTTGCTTTCTGGTATCTATATGAATTTGATAGTGAAAAGCAAGCCACAGTAGTACATAAAAAGACTATGGTTGTTCGTAATGACGGTTGTACTACTTGGAAAGGTGCTTTACATGAAGACCTATGCGAAACTCGTAGTATGTCTACAATGTTTATTGAGGGAATAGATCGTATGCACTTTCCTAATGAAAATCACCAAGAAGAAGTTGCAAAGCGTAATGTAGAAATATCTCAAGTAGATGCAGACCTTAATCCAAATGACCCAAGAGTATATTTCAATCTTGGTAATTCTTATATTGGAGATGGACAATATGAAAAAGCTAAAGAAACTCTTACAAAGTTTATGGAACTATCACAATCAGATGATGAAAAGTATTTGACTATAATACGATTATCAGCGATTGAAGATAAACTAGGAAACAAAGAACAAGCAGTTAAAAATATGCAAATTGCAATAGGTATGAACCCTAATGTATCAGATGCTTATTTGAAACTTGGGGAACTATACTTTAGTTATGATGATATGGATAATGCAGAACATTATATCTTAACTGGAATAATAAAAAAGCCAGCATATCACAATGTAGTAGTTTATAACCCAAGAGATTATGACTATAACCCAATGCAATTACTTGCCAAAGTTTACTTCCGAAAGAATAGACCAGACCTAGCACTTCCAATGCTTAAAGGTTGCCTTTCAATATACCATAATAACAAACTACTCAAAGGTTATGTTAAAGAAATGGAAGCAGAAACAAAACGATTAGAAAAAGTACTTAAACTTGTTGATAAATTAGACAAGATTGAAGATAAGGAAAAGATTAAAAAAGAACTAGCTAAAGTTCCTAAAGATTTACAATCACACCCAGCTATATGTCAAATAAGAAATAAATGGTTTACTAAAGAAACTTCATCGGGTAAAGATATTGTTTATTACTGTGGAATGACTACTCACGAATGGAATCCAGAAATGGCAAAGACTAAAGGGATTGGTGGTAGTGAAGAAGCTGTTATAAATCTATCTAAAGAATGGGCTAAACAAGGATACAATGTAACTGTATATAATTCTTGTGGTACAGAACAAATGATTTGTGATGGAGTAACTTATAAACCTTTTTGGGAATTTAACATAAAAGATAAACAAGATGTCTTAATTATTTGGCGACATCCTAAACTATTGGATTACGAATTAAATGTTGGCAAAGTATTTGTTGATGTTCATGATGTTATTCCAAAGGGAGAGTTCAACGAAAAGAGACTAGAGAAGATTGATAAGATATTACTAAAGACTAATTTTCATCGTTCACTATTTCCAAATGTACCAGATGAGAAGATTGCTATAATTGAAAATGGACTTTCTTTAGAGGGTGCAAAAGAAGTTAAAAAAGACCCATACTTAATTATAAATACTTCATCTCCAGATAGAGCTATGGGGGTTATTCCTAAATTATTTAAAGAAATAAAAAAAGAAGTTCCAGAAGCAAAGATGGCTTGGGCTTATGGTTTTGATATATTTGATAATGCTTATGTTGAAAACAAACAAATGATGGATTGGAAAAGACAAACATTAAAAGATATAGAAGAATCTGGAATACAAAACTTAGGAAGATTAAGCCAAAAAGAAGTCGGAGAGTTATATCAAAAGGCTTCAATATTTTTGTATCCCACAAACTTTGCAGAAATACATTGTATTAGTGTATGTAAGGCACAAATGGCTAAATGTTTTCCTATAACATCAGATTTTGGAGCATTAAATGAAACAAATAAATTTGGTATAAAAATTCACTCAGATAAAACAAAAGATGATTGGGATAAAGTAGGTCAATTACATTTTGGTACAGATAATATAGAACAACAAAAACAATTCATAGAAGAAACAATTAAACAATTAAAAAATCCAATTAAAATAGAAGAAAGTAAAGAATATATTAAATGGACTAAAGATATATTATGGGATTCTATCGCAAATAAATGGGTAGATGTATTTAATATAAAGTAGTATAATATATTTATGCCAAGTGGATATCCTAAAAATGGAATAAATAAAGGACAATTTAAAAAAGGTCATACTTTATTAAAGGGTTCTGAAAAAGGGTGGTTTAAAAAAGGTATAAAAAATAATACCGAAGAAAACCACCCTTTATGGAAAGGTGAAGAAGCTAGTTATACTTCAAAACATAAATGGATTTATAGGCAATTAGGTAGTCCTTCTTATTGTAATATATGTAAAACTACAACAGCAAAAAAATATGAATGGTCAAATGTAGACCATAAATATAAAAGGGATTTAAAAGATTATATAAGATTATGTGTATCTTGTCATAGAAAAAATGATTATCAATTAAGAAATAAATAATTTATGGATATAGAACGACAATTTGAAGACTTAGGGGTAGACGCAATAACTGGTATACAACTTATGCGTTCTTTGGGTTTATACCCAGACGATTTTATTGATGAAGCTAGATTTTTACGCTTTAAAGATGTAATTGATTACTTTAAAGAAATACCAGATCGAGATTATCTATTCAATAAAATACTCATAGGAAAAAATGTTGATAAACTTGACCAAGTATGGGGATATACACAACTTGCAAAACAAAAAGATAAACTTAAAAGTACACTTGATGTTGAAAATAAGAAACTTGAAGTTATATCTTCTCTTGGTGATGAATTAGAAACAGAAAAGCAACGAGGTGTGATAAATAATCATCAAGGTGAATTATTAAAAGTTAATGAGCAGATTGATAAATATGAAGCCTAGTATAAGTTTTGTTTGGTTCGGAATAAATGGAAGATATGGTAAATGGAAAGATGGTCTTTGGCTTGCAATGAAACATCTTGAAAAAGAATATACAGTTTATTACCAAGAACCAACAGAAGAAATAAAAGGAGATATAATTATATTCTGGGAATCTCCTTGTACTTCAAATGGGAAAGATGGAGAAATGTATAAAAAAATACAAAGAGATTCAAGACCTAAAATACTTTTATTTGCTGGTGGTCCAATAAAAAAAGAATGGGTTATTGGTTTTAATGTTATATGTGTAGAGAGTGAAATAAATAAAAAAGAATTTGCAGATATAGGAATTGAAACAATCACTGCTTTTGGAATAAATGAAGAAATAATGAAACCAATGCAATCTGATATTATTTATGACGGAATACATCATGGTACTTGTGCAAGTTGGAAAAGACAATGGTTAGTTGGAGAAACACTTGGAGATAAAGGATTGGTTGTTGGTAGATACCAAGAAGAAGACCCATTTCCTTTTAATCGTTGCAAGGAACTAGGTTGTAATGTTATAGAAGAACAATCTGCCGAAGAAATTGCAAAACTTTTAAATCAATCTCATTGTTGTTTACAAACTTCTGATTATTGGGGAGGTGGGCAACGATGCACTCTTGAATCTATGGCTTGTGGTGTTCCAGTAATATGTATGGAAGATAGTCCTAAAAATATAGAATATGTAAAAGAAAGTGGTTTTGGTAAAATAGTCTACCCAAGCAAAGAATCTATAAAATTAGCAGTTGAAGAAATAAAAAATAATCCATTAGATCCACAAATAGGTAGAGACTATGTAATGAGTAAATTGACTAGTCGTCATTATGCTAATAATTTAATTAAAGCAATAAATAAATTATATGAAAAAAATTAAAGGATTTACTTGTGGAACTTTTGACCTTTGCCATTATGGACATTTACTAATGTTCAAAGAATGTAAAAATAAATGTGGTTATTTAATCGTAGGACTTCAAACAGACCCAACTATAGATAGACCAGAAAAAAATAAACCAATTGAAACTTACAAAGAAAGACTTTTTAGACTTCAATCTTGTAAATATATAGATATGGTTGTTAAATACAAAACTGAAGCAGATTTAGTAGAACTTCTTAAAATAATTAAACCAGATATAAGATTCGTAGGTGTAGACCATAAAGGGAAACCTTTTACAGGAGATAATTTACCAATAAAAATTATTTTTAATTCTCGTAATCATAATTATTCGTCAAGTAATTTAAGAAAAAGAATATGCCAAAAATAAGTGTAATTTGTCCTACAATTCGTCCAGCTGGATTAGATATAGTTTATCAAAGTTTAAAAGAACAGACTTTTAAAGATTTTGAATTTCTTGTTGATATTAATGTAAGTGGTATACACGATTTTAACAAGGCTTGTAATCGCTTAATTAAGCGTGCAAAGGGCAAATTGATAGTAAGTATACAAGATTACATTAAAGTCTCTCCTGACGCATTACAGAGCCTTTGGGAAGCATACCAGAGTAATCCTGATACTTTTTTCACTTGTCCAGTTGGAAAAGTTGATAATTTAGAATATAAAGGTAATCCAAAATGGGATTGGCGAATAAATAAAGATACTCCAGTAGATTGGAGAATGTGGGAAATAGATTTTGGAGCTTGTCCTCGTGAAGCACTTTATAAAATTGGTGGATTTGATGAAGAAATTGATGGATATTGGAGTATGGACAATGTAAATGTTGGATATCGTGCAGAATTAGCTGGATATAAGTTTAAATGTTTATATGATATAAAAGCAATTGCTTATGACCACGATTCTTTTATTGAACATCCTTTTAGAAAAGATTATAATCCTATATTTTGTAATATGAGAATTGATGAATTTAAAATGGGATTAAAAATTGATTATTTAAAATAATTTACTCTTAATTTATAAAGAGTATTATATATAAATAAGGCGGTTTCATAACCTTACCGATTAATCATTTAATCAAGTTCGTAGAGGTGCGAACTTAAAGTAAGGTTATGACTCTAGCAGATATATCACAAAAAATAACAGATATAACAAATGTAGATACAACAGTTTATACTGCTACTTCTCGTTTAATAGATATAAATATTTGGTTACATAAAGTTCAATCAATGATTTACACTTCAATGGATGAAGTGGATTTTGATGATAAAAATTACACAGATTATCCTAGAATGACTACAAGTTTAGTAGATAGTCAAAGAGACTATACAATTCCAGACACAGAAAAAGTAGTTGCATTTAAAAGAGTAGATATTTCTTATGACGGAGTTAATTATTACCGAGCATTACCAATTGATAGTGGGGAAATAATGGCAGGACTTGGTCCAACTTCTGCAACAGTTCAACAAAATAAAGTAGACCAATTATTTGCCAAGACAGCACCTAGATATGATTGTGCTTATAACTCTGTATTTATATACCCTCAACCAAATGCACAAGATATTGCAAATGGTGGAAAAATATTTATGGAATGGACTCGTGAACTTAAAGAATTTACCGCAAGCGATTTAGCAACAGGATTAGCAGTTCCAGGATTTGATACAGAATTTCACGCTATA